TCGTTTTATTTGCGATATTCTGAGTTCCTTTATATCCAGGTTTTTGTTTTCCTGCTTTTACTAACCACTCATCAGCATCTTGTGCTTGGGATCTCATTTGATCATCCTTCATATCTGCAAAAGAAGGAACATCATAATCTGGTTTTTGGAATATACTTTTTGCAGTAGCTGGACCATAAGGTTTCCTAGTAAGACTTCTAGGTGGAGTATATGGTGCTGGTTCTTGTTTTGGTTCTTTTTTAGGTCCAAAATTAATATTATAATCTCCTGGTGTTATTCCACCACTAGAATTAGAACTACCAGAATTAGAAGTAGATGAAGGTTTTGCTGCCATATTTTTCTGCCCAAGAGCAATAACTTGATCTTTACTCATTCCAGATTTTTTCATTTTAGCATTACCACCACCTGCTTCAAAATCAGTCATTTCAACAATACTATCTCTCCACTCTTCACTCATATTGACCATAATAGCAGTTGCTGCCTCTTCGGTATCAGCATATCCTTCATCAAGAAGATGTGAAAGGATTACATCATAGAGGTCAACTTCCTCAATCTTCATTCTATCTGCAGATCCTTGTTGAACTTTTGCAGTATTGTACCTAGATCTTTCATCTGCAGTAGGACCTGCTCCAACTCTAGATTGCTTATAAAGACCACGATCAATCGTTGTATCACCTTTAGAAATTTTTTCTCTTTGCGCTGGAGTAGTAGTCGTAAATGTTCCAGGAACAGGTTTGTTTGGTCCAACACCAATATCAGTTCCAGGTATAGACAATGTTGGTTTTACTTTTACAGAACCAGGAACACCACCTTTTTGTGCAAGGACTTCTGCTTCATCAAGTTCTTGGGGAGCATAAACTTGAGTATAAGCTTTTTGAATAGCACGAAGTTCTTGGGAATTCATCTTAAAACTACTTTTTTAGGTATTTATAAAAAAAGAAGCATCTCTTTGATTGAGACGCTTCTTAAGATTCTTCATTCTTTTTTTCGCTTGGCGAATTGCCTGAGGTTTCTTCTTCCCCTTGTCGGGACGACGCGACGGGTGGCGTCCACTTTCCCAGATTTTGTGGTGGGCCATAGATCCAACGGTCTAGTTTAGACAGCATTCTATCTATAAAAATATCAATCCTATCGGGTTCGTGTGCCACTTTAAAAATCGTCCCTATGATTCAGTTTTATAAGAAAATCCACCTTTCTTATCAAATCTAATAACATTATCAAACTTATCGTGAAGTTCAGACTTATGAGATATCACAAAGATGTTAGCATCTTTAATCACATAACGAATGATCTTAAGAAACTCATCAGTTCCAAATCCATCAAGAGAACTATCAAATACCTCATCCATAATCAATAGATTTGTATTTACAGAGTTCTTCAATCTTGCAACTTCTCTCCAAGTAAAGAGTAGAGATAAGTCTACTCGCATTTTCTCTCCCTCAGAGAATGAGGAATATGAGAAGTTTTCGTGAATAGGAGATTGAATAGATTCATTGAATTCCTCATCAAGATTAAAGTTAATATAGAAGTCCATCATCTGAAGATAACGGTTAACTTGCTGATTGATGAAGGGAAGATATTTTTTGATGATCTTCGTCTTTACCCCATCATCTTTAAGAAGAGAGTATGCAAAATCATAATAAACAACCTCATCCTTCTTCTTTGAAAGACTCTCAAATGTTTTTTGCAGATTTTCTCTAAACTCCTCTAACTTTTCATGCTCAGTATTTCGATTTTCAAGTTGTTCGGTAATAGTTTGAATTTCAGATTCAAGATCTCTGATCTGTCGCTGATTGAGTGAAATCCTAGTATTGTTTTGAGAAATCTCATGATTGAGTTTCGTTATCTCCTTTGAAAGTAAGGTGAATTGACGCTCCCTCTCTTCTTCCATCTTGATGGTATCTTCAAGGTCTTTATAACCAGATTGCAATTCCTTTGCTTTATTTTGAGCATCTGCAATTCTATCTAGGCGGAATCTTTCATCAATATCCTGAGTGCAGGTAGGGCATACCGTATTTTCTGTAAAAAATTTATGTTCTGTAGTGATAGCAGATACTTTCTGAGAAATTTTACCTTTCAGATTTCCAAGTTTTTTAAGTTTATCAGCAGCACCATTTACTTCTTCAAGTTCTTTCGTAAACTTAAAGATATCCTCTTCAGTAATAGAATTCTCACGCATATGGATATCAACTTCACCCATAAGTTGAGATACCTTTACCTTACGATTTTCGATATTTTCTTTACCGCGATTTTCCAACTCTTCGATAAAGTTTTTCTGCATTTTCTCCTTATCTTTGAGATTTTCTTTACGAGACTCTAAAGATTTGATCTGTTCTTTCTCTATACGAATCTTATCTTTGATAAGAGCGTTCATTGCAGAGAAGATACGAATATCCAACAGATCTTCAATAACTTCACGACGATTTGCCGTAGCCAATTGCATAAAAGGTACAAAATTACTAGAACCCAGAATCACAATCTGTGTAAAAGACTTATAATTGACCTTGAGAATATTTTCTTCTAGAATTTTTTGATTCGCACGATCATCTGCTTCCTTATGAAGTTGATTACCATTAACCTCAATATCAAAAATATTCGGTTTAATTCCACGACGAACAAGATATTCTTTATTGTTTACCGAGAACTCAATCTCAACCAAACAATCCTTTTCGTTGGTACTATTGGGAAGTTGTGGTTTATTGATTTTACGAAACGGGCGATTGAACAGCACAAAAGTAAGCGCATCCAATACAGTGGATTTGCCTGCACCATTTGTTCCGATAATTAGATTTGTATTATGTTTTTGGAAATCTATTTCAGTCCAGTTATTACCAGTACTTAAAAAGTTCTTCCATTTTATCGTCTTAAAGGTTATCATTCAGATTAGGAGGAATAACAATGTCGTTTGAAGTAATCACTGCATATTTGTAATTATAGCGTCTACAAGTCATTATGGCAAGTGCGCCATCCACTTCCACAACTTCCATTTCTTTCTCATCTTGATCTTCAAGCATTAGAGCATATCTAAAGGCATCATCCTCTTCCTCAAAGAGAAAAAGAACTTTTTCACCGTATCTATTCTGAACGGCATATGCTCCATCGTCCTTTTTATCTTTAAGAGTGAGAAGAAACATTACTCAACTTCGCAAGCTTGCCTATAAAGATCTTGAAAAATTCCTTTGATGATATTTTTATCATATTCAAATTCTGCTTCATCAATATAACGATTTAGAATTGAAATAGTATTTTCTTCTTCATCAACTTCAAACTCCGCACTTTCCTGAATATCAAAGTTTTCAATAATCTTGAGTTCTTGGACACCTGCAGTATAAAGTTTATCAATAAACTTTTCAAAAGATTTTGAATTTGATTTTTTACGAACAATAACCTTAACAATCTTGTTTTCATACTCAGTTGCATCAAACATTTGATAAGGAGTATCCTCATAGTAAATATTATAAAATAATTTATGAGGATTATTTACTGGAGTATGAGTGAGAGTTTCGGTATCAAAGATATGAAATCCACGAGGATCATTCACATCATTCCAATACATCTCATAAGTATTTCCAAGATAAAAGATTTTTCCATTATCAGAACGAGTATGATAATGTCCAGAGAATACTTTAGTAAACTTATCAAAAATATTTGCATTCATTCCGTGTTCTTCCATCACAAGATTGCGATTAACACGGAAACCTTGAAGTTCCAAATGCCCCATTGCAATCTTTGCTTTGGACTTTTTGATTTGATTTAAGGTTTCATCATAGTTCTCACTACAAATCCAGGGAACCATCATAATGTCTAGACCACAAACTTTAATGGTTTGTGGAGAACTATAGGTACGAATATTTGAATACGTCTGAAGTAAAAGACTAGGAGAGTTTACACTATTGGTATTCTTATAATAACAATCGTGATTACCTATAATCATATGAACTTCATAGTTTTTAAGAGGTTCAAATACTACACGCTTTGCCCACTCTAAACTTTGATAATCAATTGACTTACGACTATCAAAGGCATCACCCATATGAATGACTGTCTCTACTCCGTGCTCTTCTAGGGCAGGAAAGAAAACATTCTTATAGAAGAGTTCAAAGTGATCGTGAAGATGTTTGGAACCTTTGCGGGCACCGAAATGACTGTCTGTTAAAATTGCGATTTTCATCGATTGCTTCGATATTGGATGTTGTCCTTCATCGCATTATACTCCGAACTGCTGCCAGAAAGCAAGCTGTCGTCAATCATCATAACCTCATCAAAACCAGTTCTTTCAATAATCTTAGTCTTGATTTCCAGTTGTTTCTTTTCTTTTTGTATTCTTCTCAGAAACGCATAGTGAATAATCTGAGTAAAGTAAGCAAAAGGATTTTGAGATCTTTCTGGATTAAAATTATGAATATATTGGACGCAGTTTTCAATACCATCAGAGATCATATCGTCCCTGAACATATAGTTAACAAAATTGGGTTTATATGAAAGATGTGTTGCAATCTTTAAGAAGCATTCGCCTAGGTAGTTGGGAATTCTAGGTTTTCCTTCCCAAGGTCCTGACTTTGGTGGTTCTGTATCGTATTTCTCAACGAACTTTTCCCGTGCTTTTGCAACTTTGCTTCGATATAATATCAATGCCTCTAATAACTCTTTATTGTTTACATAATGCTCTGATTTTTTTTTGGACATAACATTGATCTCTATGGATAAAAAAATATTATGTATATTATAACATACTTTACATAACTTTAATAGCTTGACAAGTATGTGAAATATGTGTATAATACCTTTGTTAGGTTTGAAGATAATAATTTAGATATTAATTGAGATCTTTAAAGATCTTTTCTAGATTCTTACGAGCATCTTCTACAGTAGAGATATATCCCATTTTATCGGAAATATTCACTTTTCCATCTAATTCAATATCAACATCTTCATTGTCCAGATATCTCTTATAGAAGTTAATCATTGATCCTTCTTTAACTTCTGTCATAGTTACGATCTTATCGTATTTAATTACAAACATATCATCATCCGGAATTTCCAACCAAGGTTTTACCTTAACATATTGACCGATATGATTACTGACTATCTTCATGATAACAGGATTGTGAAGAATAATAATAGGATCTCCATCATTTTCATCAACGCATACTAAAGAAAATATTTCTTCACCCGTTACCAATTTAATTACACTATAAAATTCTTCTCCCATTAGTTTTTAAGAGCGACGTTTACAATCTCATAATTGAAGTTCTCTTCATTATAAATTTTAATTCTCTCAATAAGATGATTTAATGTATAATTCTTTCTTGATTTATAACTAATATCATCGGCAATGTCATATAGAGTTGCTTTTACTTTGTTTTCACCTTTTCTAAGAACTCTACCGATTGATTGAAGATTTCTGATTCTCGATTTACTGGGAGAAGCAAAGATAACATTGTGAAGATTTCGAATATTAACACCAGTAGAAAAAGTGCCATAAGAAGCAACGATGATTGCATTATTCTCCTTTTCGGTTATTTCTCTAACTTTTTCCCGTTCTTCAGTTTCTACACCACCATGGACAAAGAAAACATGTCTATCATCAATCTTATCATTATTTATGAGTTCATATAAAGGTTGTCCATGACCTTCGACTCTTGAAAATAAAACAAGAGTATTTCCCTTTAAATCTAGAGCAAGATTTTTGATAAAATTATTTCTCTTTTGATGATTGATGATATATTGAATCTCATCTTCAAAAATATCAAACTTATTTGGAGGATGTTTCAATAGAAGTATTTTGATGTCTAATTTGGCAAGATGTCCCTTTTTCATCAGTTCATCAGTATTGATGATTTTATATGAAGGACCAAATAATCCTTCTAGGACCCACTTATGAGTTTGGGATCCATCTAGTGTTCCAGTGAATCCAAAGCGATATTTTGCATCACAAAGTTTCGTCATTATAGATATTAATGACTTGGATTTAAATTGGTGTGCCTCATCTCCTACGACTACATTAAATCTGGAAAAATACTGCTTGGGCAATTTGTAAATACTTTGCCAGGTAGTAATAATAACTTGGGAATCAGTTTCTCGTTCCTTACCAGCGTATATCTTGTGGCAGT